CAACCGAACAGAAGGACACCGATGCATCTGAAGAGACTGCAGATCAAACAGATAATCAGGCTACTCCTATCGCTGAACGCCCTGCTAACGCTGAAGACCGTGTCTTTAAGAAACGTTATGACGATTTGAAAAGACACTATGATTCTACTATTCAAAAACATAAGGAAGATCTTTCTTCTTTACGGACACAATTAGAATCAAGTACTCAGCAATTTACACCTCCTAAATCTAAAGAGGAATTAGAATCTTGGAAAAAGGAGTATCCAGATGTCTATGACATGGTAGAAACAATTGCCATGACAAAGGCTGATGCTAGAGCAAAAGATGTTGAAGAAAAATATCAAAACTTGCAAAAGCAACAGGAACAAATTGCTAGAGAAAAAGCTGAAGTAGAACTTCTTAAAGTTCACCCAGATTTTAATAGTCTTCGACAAGAAGATGATTTTCATCAATGGGCTCAACTACAAGATCCTACTATTCAAAGTTGGTTGTATGAAAATACTTCCAATTCTAAGTTAGCTTCTAGAGCTATTGATTTATATAAAATGGATCGTGGCATTAGTACGTTATCTAAGAAAGAAGAAAAGGATGTTAAAAAAGAAGCTGCTAAAGCAATTTCTAAAACTAGAAAAAGTACTGAATCTGAAATTCCTAAAAAGAAAGTTTGGACTGTAAGTGAAATATCTAAAATGAAACCTCATGAATTTGAGAAACATGAAAAGGATATTGATCTTGCTCGTTTAGAAGGTAGGATTGAACAAAGTTAAACAATCAACTAAACTAAACTAAGGAGGGTACAACCATGGCTTTTGGAAGTGCTGGTGGATACGGAAACTTACCTTCAGGTAATTTCACTCCACAAATTTTTAGTCAGAAGGTTCAAAAATTCTTCAGAAGAGCATCAGTGGTAGAAGATATTACTAACACTGATTACGCTGGAGAAATTGAAAATTTTGGCGATACTGTTAAAATAATAAAAGAACCAACAATCACTGTTGCAGATTATGCAAGAGGTACAGCTGTTTCTACACAAGACTTAGCTGATGACCAAATCACTATGACAGTTGATCAAGGTTCATACTTTGCTTTTAAAGTAGATGATATTGAAGAAAGACAATCTCATGTAAACTTTGAAGCTCTTGCAACCTCTTCAGGTGCATACTCATTAAAAAGAAACTATGACTTCAACGTGTTGAAGCACATTTACGACAATGCTGCAACATCAGCTGCTAACACAGGTACTGATGGTTCACCAATTGATGGTGATAATGCTGTAGATACTTTAGCAGATGTAGTTTCAGCTGCTAAAACAGTTCTTGATGGGAATGACGTACCAGAAGAAAATAGATGGTTAGTAGCACCGCCTGCTTTTTTTCAACAATTAAGAAAAGCTGGTGCTAAACTTTCAGACCAATCAATCTTGAACGATGGTGGTGTATCACAAATCAGAAACGGTATGGTTACTGACAAACCGTTATTTGGTTTTAACATGTACATGACTAACTCAATTGCTGTGTCTAGCGGAAGTGCTGCAAACAAAACATTTGGTTCATCAGGTGCAAACGAATATGCATTCTTATATGGACATATGTCTGCTGTAGCTACAGCTAACCATATTGCAAAAACTGAATTAATCAGAGACCCTGATTCATTCGCTGACATCGTAAGAGGATTACACGTTTTCGGAAGAAAAATCTTAAGAGATGACGCTGTATTCTCTGGTGTTATAACAATCGGTTAATAGTAGGAGGAAATAAATTATGACTGCTTATGATAGTTCAAATACAAACACTCAGATCAAAGCATCTAGTGATGCTGTAAGAATCGCATCAGAAGTTGTAGATTTCTCTTCTACAACTAACGCTGCTGCTGATACTTTTGATGTTATCGGAATTCCTGCTAACACAATGGTACTTGCTGCAGGCGTTGATGTATTAACTGCTGACTCTGCTGGAAACAGTGGAACAATCGCATTAGGTGATAGTGCAGATGCTGACCAATATGTAGCTGCTGCAACTGTAGCTGCTGCTGGCCAAATGGCTATTTTAGCTGCACCTTTTGCAAACAGTTCTGCTGATGCTATTAGAATCACAGTTGGTACTGGTGCAATTAATGCAAAAGTTAGAGTATGGGCAACTATGATTTCACTTGATAAAGGTGGATCAGACGCTGACACAGACTCACAAACAGTAACTTTTAGTTAATAAATATATTCATGGGGGGAGCAATCCCCCCTTGATATTTAACAGGGGAATACATTGGCTACAACATATTTAACTTTAACTAATAGAACTCTTAGAGAATTAAATGAAACTGAATTAACTTCAGCTAATTTTAGTTCTAGTAGAGGTATACAAACTGCAGTAAAAGATTTTGTAAATAAATCAATTCATGATATTTATAATGAATCTGGTGAAATACCATTACTACATAGTACTACTACTAAAACTACAAATACAGGAACTCAAGAGTATTCGTTAGAGTCAGATATGAGAAAAGTAGACTGGGATTCTTTTTTCTTAAAACCTAGTGAATTAATTACTAATGGTGAATTTGCTACAACAATAGATAACTGGACAACAGATACAGGTTCTCCTGCACATTCAAGTTTAGGAAATGGTAGATTAAGTTTAAGTAATGCATCTTCTTATCAAGCTGTATCTACTATAGTAAATAAACAATACAAAATTCAAGTAAGAGGATTTGACACAAATGCTGATGGAGATACTTTAACAATTAAAGTTGGAACATCTGCAGGTGGGACAGATAATTTAAATGCTACTTTAACTGTAGATGATTATGGCAAAGGTAATATATTTGAATCAACTTTTACACCTACAGCTACAACTACTTATATACATTTAGCAACTACAGGAGATTTTACTGTAGATTATGTTAGAGTATCAAGACAAGATGTAACTCCTAGAAAATTAAAATATATTTCATATGATAATTGGTTACAGTCTTTTAAAGAAAGAGATTCTAAAAATGATGATGGTGTATATGCTACTCCAGAATTTGTTTATAGAAAACCAGATTATGGATACTTTGGATTAAGTCCAGTTCCAGATAAAGATGATTATACTATTGAGTATGATTATTTTACAACACATACTGATTTATCAGCACAAGGTGATAATATGTCTTTACCAGATAGATTTGCACCTTTAATTATTGATAGGGCCAAATATTATACTTATATGTTAAGGTCTGATGCTCAACATGCATCTATGGCAGAAAGAGATTATCAAAGAAAATTAAGATTATTAAGAGTAGATTACTCTTCAAGACAAGAGTACATGAAAGACTCAAGAATTAACCAAGGAACTAGAGTACAAATAGTATAGGAGATATTATGGCTATAAGAGATGATTCAAAATATGCAGAAGATAATATGGATTATAAATCCAAAAAAGATGCAATGCAAAAAAAGAATGATAATAAAATGGCAGGTGGAGTATTTAGTTTAAGTGATTATAACAAATACAAACAGGCTGTAGAAAAAGATAATGTTATGGAAGTATTTCCAGACAAGTCTATTTTTGAATTAGAAAAATTAAGACAATTATACGAAGCAGAAAAAGCACGTAAAATGCAGGGGTAGTTAATGCCAGCTACCGATTTAATATCACCATACGTAGTTAGTTGTGCAGGAGGTTTAGTATTAAACAAAGATGTTTTTTCAATGGCCCCTGGTGAAGCACTTATATTACGTAATTTTGAACCAGATATTAAAGGTGGCTATAGAAGAGTAAGTGGTACTGCTTTATTTAATTCAACTATTATACCTACAGGCTCAAGTAATTCAAATACTATTGTAGATTGTTCAATTATATTTAACGATCAAGTTATTGTAGCAATGGGTGGTGATATTCACTATGGTACAACATCTGGAAGTTGGACTACAATTGCTACAGGTTTAGGTACATCTACGATAGCTTATGATTTTGAAAAATATAACTTTAATGGAACAGACAAAGTTATAATTGCTACAGGACATTCAGCTGCACAAACAATAGATACTAGTTGGACTGTAGATCCTATAAATGCAACAGGTGGTGGAACTGCACCTACAAATCCTAAGTTTGTAAAAGCATTTCAAAACCATATGTTTTATGCTGGTGCTACTAATCCACAAGAAGTTTTATTTAGTGCACCTTTTGCAGAAGATGATTTTAATACTGCTGATGGTGCAGGTTCATTTAAAGTTGACTCTAATGTTGTAGGTTTAAGAGTATTTAGGAATGAGCTATTTATATTTTGTGAAGATAGAATTTATAAACTAATTGGTTCATCCTCTGCTGATTTTGCAGTACAAGAAGTAACTAGAAATATTGGTTGTAGAGATGGTGGTAGTATTCAAGAGATTGGTGGTGATGTTATATTTTTAGCACCAGATGGATTAAGAACTATTGCTGGTACAGCTAGAATTGGTGACGTTGAACTAGGTTCTATTTCTAGACAAATACAAGCTAGAATTGATGAAATAACTTTAGATAGAGTATCATCATTAGTTATTAGAGATAAGTCTCAATACAGATTGTTTTACCCAACAACTGCAGGAGCACAAGGTTCAGCAAAAGGAGTTATTGGTGTATTAAAAGCAAATGTTAATACAGGACAAATTGGTTTTGAGTTTTCAGATATGATTGGTATTAAACCATCATGTACAGATTCAGATTTTATAAGTGCAGTAGAAACTCAAGTATTTGGTGGCTATGATGGTTATGTTTATAAAATGGAAGTAGGTAATACATTTGCTAATGGAACTAGTAATAATCCAATTATAGCAACTTATAGATCTCCAGATATGGTTATGGGTGATCCTGGTTTAAGAAAATATATGCAAAGAGTTAACTTAAACTATGAAGGAGAAGGTACAACCGTTGATGCTGAGTTAGCTGTAAGATATAATTACGATGACTCAAATACTCCACAACCAAATTCAATAAGTATTCAATCTGCTGGAGGTGCTGCATTATATGGTACAGCATTATATGGTAGTGGTTTATATGGTGCATCAGGAACACCACTTATAAGACAAACAGTAGAAGGCTCTGGATTTGCAGTCGCTTTAAAAATAGATGATAGAAACCAAGCAGATGCATTTTCAGTTAAAGGATTTCAATTAGAATTTACTCCAGGAGGAAGAAGATAAAATGGCAGGATACTCAACACGACAGTCAACTTATACAACAGGTGACGTTATTGCAGCAGCAGATACTAATGATGAATTTAATCAATTAATATCTGCCTTTAATGCAAGCACAGGACACACGCATGATGGCACTGCGGGTGATGGTGGGCCTGTATCTGTATTAAGAGATAGTAATGCATATAATAGAATCTTATTAGATGATTCTAATAATCATTTAGAGTTTTATGTAAATGTATCTTCTTCATCGGTACAACAATTAAGAATACAAGATGGTGCTATTGTGCCTATTACAGATAATGATATTGATTTAGGTACATCATTATTAGAATTTAAAAATTTATATATTGATGGTACTGCTAATATTGATAGCTTAGTAGCAGATACTGCTGATATTAATGCAGGTACAGTAGATGCAGTTATTGGAGGTACAACTCCTGCTGCAGGTACATTTACTACATTAACTGCAAATACAAGTTTAGCTTTAGCATCAGGTGCAACAGTTACAGCTATATTAGATGAAGATACAATGTCATCTGATAGTGCAACTGCAATTGCTACTCAACAATCTATTAAAGCATATGTTGACACTGAAATTGCAGCACTTCCTATTGGAGATATTACTGCAGTTAATGCTGGCACAGGTTTATCTGGTGGTGGTATAACTGGTAGTGTAACTTTAAGTATAGATACAGGGACTACAGTTGATTTATCAACAGCTCAAATTTTAACAAATAAAACTTTAACAGCCCCTGTTATATCTACTATTTCAAATACAGGTACATTAACATTACCAACATCTACAGATACATTAGTAGGTAAAGCAACTACAGATATATTAACAAATAAAACTTTAACATCTCCAGTTTTAAATGGAACATTATCTGGTACAGCATTTTTAGATGAAGATACTATGTCTTCAGACTCTGCAACAGCAGTAGCTTCACAGCAATCTATTAAGGCTTATGTAGATGCACAAGTTGCTACAGCTAATGAATTATCAGAATTAACAGATGTTAATATTACAACTCCTGCAGATGGTGCATTATTATTTTATGATACAGGTACATCTACATGGATTGACAATGTAGTATCGGGGGATATTACAATTGCTGATACAGGTGTAGCTGCAATTGGTTCTGGTGTAATAATTAATGATGATGTTAATGCAAGTGCAGCTATAGCCTATTCTAAATTAAGTTTAACAGATAGTATATTAAATGCTGATATTAATTCTGCAGCTGATATAGCAGATACAAAATTAGCAACACTATCTACGGCTAATAAAGTATCATTATCTGCACTAGATATAGATGGTGCTACGGATATAGGTGCTGCATTAGCAGGAACAGATTTAATTGCAGTTGATGATGGTGCTGGTGGAACTAATAGAAAATCAGCAATATCTAGAATTGCAACATATGTAGAAAGTACAATTAGTGGAGATATTACTATATCTGGAGGAACTGCAGCTATTGGTACAGGAGTTATAGTTAATGCAGATATCAATGGATCAGCAGCTATAGATGCTACTAAAATACATGATGGATCAGTTTCTAACACAGAATTTGGATATTTAAATGGTGTAACATCATCTATTCAAACACAAATAGATAGCAAAGCAAGTGCAGGTTTTGCGGTTGCCATGTCAATTGCCTTATGATGCAAACTAGAGAATGTAAAAAATGTTCTAATAATTTACCATTAAACGATTATTACGATAATAAACTAGGTAAATATAAAAAACAAAATGTCTGTAAAAAATGTATGAATATTTATGATTATAAAACAGACAAAAACAAAAAATTAAAAAAAGCATATGGCATTTCATTAGATCAATATAATGAATTATTATCCAAACAAGATGGTAAATGTGCTATTTGTGGTGTAGATAATAATGGTAAATATCGTAATAAACCAAAAGCTCTTGCCGTAGATCATTGTCATATTACAGATAAAATTAGAGGATTATTATGTAGTGATTGTAATACTGGAATTGGATTATTAAAAGATAATACTGATTTATTACAATCTGCTATAAAATATCTAAATAAAGTTAGAAATTAATTAATAATATTTATTGACATTTTTAAAAAAACGAGTATAATAATATAATAAGGAGAAAATAAACATGGCCCAGGATTTTGAATCAACTGGTACTCAAATCACAAACGCTGAAACTACTTTACTTACTGCAGATTCTGATGATGCTATCATTGGTTTAAGATTAACTAATGTTACAGCTAGTTCAGTAACTGTTGATATTTATATTGACAAAGGTGGTGCAGGAACTGATAGATATGTAACAAAAGATTTAAGCATTCCACCTGCTAGTTCAGTAGAACTAATTCAAGGTGGTGCTAAAATTGTAATGCAATCTGGTGATGTATTGTATGGCTTAGCAGATACAGCAACAAGTGTTGATGCATGGTTAAGCAGAGTTGATACTATTAGTACATAGGAGATATAATGAGTGAAGTAAATGGAACAGTATATGTAGGTGATAAACCTGCATCAGAAGATATTTATCATCATGCAGAAGTGATGGATAAAAAAATGACAATTGAATCTGCAGTCCTTGCAGGCCCAGTAACGTTTTCAGAAACAGTAACGGTAACAGGAACTTTGGTAATTGTATAATGAGTGAATTGAAAGTTGATAAAGTTAGTCCAAGAACAGGTAACTATGTTGCTTTAAATACCGTTGGTATGAAAAACATCATCATCAATGGAGATATGAGTATTGCTCAAAGAGGAACTTCTGCTACTGGATTAGGTAATGGAGATAGTGGTTATCATACTTGCGATAGATGGAGATTTAATGAAGTGGGTACTGTAACTTTTGAATTTACACAATCTCAATCAACTGATGTGCCTAGTGGTCAAGGTTTTGCAAACTCACTAAAAATGGATTGTACGACTGCTGATGCAAGTTTAGGTTCAAATCATGTATTGCGAATACAACATAGAATTGAAGGTCAAAATTTACAATATTTAAAAAAAGGAACTGCTAATGCTGAAAGTGTAACTTTTTCTTTTTGGGTTAAATCAAATAAAACTGGAACTTATATAGTTCAATTGTATGATAATGATAATAACAGAACTATATCAAATTCTTACACAATAAATAGTGCATCAACTTGGGAAAAGAAAACATTAACTTATGTTGGAGATACAACAGGTGCATTTGATAATGATAATTCAGAAAGTCTTGCAATACAATTTTATTTAGCTGCTGGAACTGATTTTAATTCTGGTACTTTAAATACATCTTGGAATACACCAAATAATCCAGATACAGCAACAGGACAAGTCAATCTTGCAGACAACACAGCTAATGAATGGTACATCACAGGTGTACAATTAGAAGCTGGAACAACTGCATCTGATTTTGAGTTCTTGCCACATGATGTGAATAAAAATAGATGTTTAAGATATTATTATGTTCATGCAGAAGGAAATATAAAACAAATAGCTCTTGGTGGATATTATAATTCTACTTATATAACTTGCGCATTACAATTTCCACAAGAAATGAGAGTTGCACCAAGTTTAGTTAAAACAACTGGAACAAATTATTATGGAATTTATAGAGATAACACTATTGACGATTTTAATGATTTTGATAATGGAATACAAAATCCAACTACTACATCATGTGGAATGGATTGTACTACAAACGTAAGTGGAACTTCTGGTTATGTAGGTAGAATAATCACTCGTAATGCTAGTTCATTAATAGCATTTAATTCGGAGTTATAATTATGATAAATACAGTAGAAAAAATTTACAGCATTTATACTGGAGAACATATTAGTTATTCAGTAACTTATGTTAATTCTAATTTAACTGCTTCAGTACCACTAGACGAAGCAAACAC